TTGTAGTAATTATTAGAAGTTAAACTTTCTTTTATAAGCTCTGTTGACTCTTCTATGGTTTTAGAAACTATATCATTAGTAAGTAACCTAAGTTCTGTCCTGTCTGGTGATATCTCGTTTATGTAGAATGTTGCTGGTCTACTATTTGCTTTATATAGACTATTGGTAAAATTATACACTAATACTACTCCTCCATTTGTATACTCATACTTAAGAGCATCTTCTACTGGGTCTAATAATATCTCAGAAGACCCATCTTTGCCGGCTCTAGATGAAACCTGAAGATTGGTTGTGTTTTTGTAGTTGTAGATAGAGTCTAGAAGTATCTTATCCGTAGAGTAAATATGTAGCTCTATATTATCTTTTTTAAGGTCTATAAGATTGTTAATAGAAAACTGCTCTATGATTGCAGAATCATCAGAAGATATTCTATCTAAACCAATAGGATCTACAGGTATTATATTATACTTAATTTGCGGCATTCTCTATAGCTTCTGTCTGTACTTCAATTATTTCTTGATTAGCAATTAAAAGCTGCTGTCTTAGTTGTGCAATTTCATCTAGTAGAGGCTGTATATCTTCTAGGTCTGATGTAAATTCAACTAATTTAGAACTTTCTTGAATAAGGTATTTGTGTGAGTTAACGTCACTGTCTGTAGGTATTTCAAAATAAAGCTTATTATAGAGACGAAATAACTCTTCAACAGTATCGTTATCAACTTCTACTTCCGGTTCTACAAACGTAGAAAATTCTGTATCAACTGCTTTGTTGAAGTCATCTTTTTTATAAACTGTTTTTTTAATCTGTACGTTAGCCATTTCTTATTACCTTGAATGTACTATTATTATTAACTACTGTTGTTGTTCCGTCTAATACGGTTTTAATTAAAACTCTATAAAATCTTTCTGGTTGTAATCCGTCCATGTATAGGTCAAAGTAAGGTCCTGTACTATCACAGGAGATTTTTGTAAAATTATTATCAAAAGGTACTACCATTTCTTCTGTGAATTCATCTCTTAATCCCCAGTATGATCCAGAAGGTAGGGCATAATTTGTCTTATATATAGATCCAGTAGTAAATGTTCTAGTTGGGTATTTAGGTCTAGCTAATAGCCTGAATCTCTGTTTATCTATATCTGGATAGCTTCCCTTATTATTAGTTAAGTCAATTACTGCTTCAGTTGTATCCAATACAGAGAGGCTTCCAGTTACATATGAACTATCGTCCCATTTGATGTCTAGTGTAGGAGGGTAAATAGTATTGGTATCAGAACTATAGTATTTGTGTCTTATAGAAGAGGTTGTATTAAATTCGTATGCATCATCTAATTTTAAAATAAACCCATTGTTTGTAATTGAACCTGTATAGTGTAGAAGCACTCCGTTAGTTACATCTATATTTAAATCTATATTATCATTTAATTCAAAAGATTGAGAGCTATGTAGGTCGTACCCGTTAGATCCAGTGTACCAGTTACCTCCTCCTAGGTGTGTAGAGTTGTATGATCCTGTAATATTTACAGGCATGCTCAACGTATTATGAGGGAGGGTCCAAGAGTTAGAGTTCTCAGCCCCTGCGTATCTCCAAGTGCATCCAGACTTATCATAAGGCTCATCTCCGTACTTACCTACTCCTCCGTCCCAATATTCATATATAGGGTATGCATGTACCGAATGTGATGCCGGTGTTTCGTATGCTGATGCTAATTTAATATTTATACTAGCACTGAAGTTAGTGTTACCTATCTTATTATCTATCACATTAGCAATTTCTGTATCTTTGAAATGTAATAGTATTCTAGAAGCTTGTCCTACTCCTACTACAGGGTAGCCTCCTATCTCTATCATTTCATCGTAACCAGCATTTGCTATAGGGACTTCAGTAAATATGTAGGTATCTTTGTCGGGAAATAATTTATATACTGCCATTTTATAATGTTGTTATTCTTCCTTTTATATCAACGTTAGGATACTTTAATTCAAAGATACATGGATCATAAGAAGGGTAAACTACGTTATCTCTAGTAGCTCCTTTTACGTCATATCCGTATTGTGAATAGCTTCCTCCTGTTTTATTTGTAATTTCTACTTTCTGTACTGTCTGTACTCCGGTGACTTTATCTAACTCTCTATAAAGATCAGATAAGTTAATTGACTGGTTAATACTTCTTTTTTGAGTTTTAAGGTAGTCTTGGAGTTTTAAATTACAGGCTAATAATACATCCCTACTTATATAGTTAGGTCTCATAATAATTTCATATTCTACTCCTATGTTAACTATAAACGCATCTTTTAAAGTTACACTATCAGTTAACATTATATAGTCACTTAAATACGTCTTAAGGTTATTTTTCATAGTACTAGAAGCAGTAGTAAGTTTACCGCTGTTGTCATAAGCTAAAACGTATAGAGCTACAGAAAGCGGATTACTATCCTTTAAAGAAGTTGTATCTATATTAGAATTTACTAGTTGATCTTGAGTAGCAAATGCTTTTGCTATACTTCCATACCTAGCGGGAAGGGCTAAAGCTCTAACCGTGTAATCCTGTAGTGTTACAGCTCTACCTTGTTCGTTAAACGATCTTAGAGAATTCTCTCTTAATTCGTCTACCGAATCTCCATCTCTACCTCCTTCAGCAGGTTTTTCATTATTTACAGTAACTGTACCTGTGTTATTACCTGATATAGTAACAACTGTAGTAATAGTGTTTGCTGGTACGTTTGCACTTACTCCTCCTCCTTTTAAGTACCTTACGGTTAGATCAGATGTAGGAGCTGTTCCATAAGCTTTACTGTATAAGAAGTTTGATGGATCATAGGCATAGGTTAATCTACTTATACCTTGATTGGTTGCATTACCAACGTTAGTAGCATCAGGTAGTATCTCTGAGTCATCGCTTGAAAGTGTTCCTGCTCCAAACTGTACTTGTAGGTTACCATTTGATAGAAATCTAGTAACAAACCTTCTAGGTACTTTTCTAACAGTAAGTACGTAAGGAGCTAAATTAGAGTCTGAGTTAGTATTACTAGAATCAGAGTAAACTGTATCTTGTCCTAAGAACGGTACTTCGTACCATACGTTTCCATCTGCATCAGTTATATCTAATATACCTACTATATTAGTATCAGTTACTGTTATAGTCTTAAATTTTTCAATAGAATCTATAGTAAATGTTTCTGTTTTAATTTCAGAAGAAAATGCTTTTGCTTTCTTGATAATTTTATACTGTGATGGGTTATCGCTAACATCTAATTCGTTTATAGTAACTTCCGTTGTATCAAAAGAACTAGAATATGTAAAATCAACCGGTTTATCTAAAAAGAAAGTTGTTTGAGATGCATCTGTAGATTTAAATGTAGCATTAGCATCTATAGTCGCAGCTGTTGACCAGTCAGGGTTGTAACTTCCATCTACTCCTATTAGTTGTTCTAGTGTTAATTCAACTTCAGATACTCCTGTCACTTTCGGAGTATATCCCATTGAGTAGGCTAAGTTGAACAGGTTTTTTGGATCTTTAGCGTGTGTAAGGAATGTTTCCTGTAGTTGTGTGTCTTGATAAAATGACAGTACATCTCCAACGTAGGATGCCATTTCTATAAACATCATACCAGGTGAACTTACTGAAAAGTCATTATAAGTATCAGGAAAATAGTTTTTAGCATGCTCTATTAATTGAGTCCTAAAATCTGTAAAGTCTTTATTTATGTATTTTATGTCTCTATTTTCAGCCATTATGCTTCTATGTTAATTAAAATTTCATCTTCTATATTACTATCAGCAATAGCGTACTTTAAAAAGAAGACTATAGCGTTAGTATCTGGTTCTGATGCAAGTTGTATTTGTGTTGGGTTGACTCTAGGAAAATATACTCTTAAATCTTCTTCTACTATATTCTCTAATTCTGATAGTTTTTCATCTGTTATATTATCAAATAATTGCTTTCGTATATTAGAGCCAAATCCAGGGTTCAAATATCTTTCTCCTTTATTAGTCAAAAAGTAATTCAGTAGATTAGCTTTTAATGCATCTTTTGTAACGTATGTAGGATTAAAAACCGCCGTACCAGAAAAAGGTAGGTCAATACCTACAGCTTTTCTAGGCTGTAAATCTAATGGGTTTATCCTTTTTACGTTAAATGCCATCTTATCCTAATCTATTTTTATCTTTTTTATTAGCAGCGTCTAATATACTTTTTGCTTTACCTACAAAGTCTAATTTAGATATATCAATACCTGGCTGGTTTCCTGACATTCCCATATTAGATGCCATTGAAGTGGCAAAGTTTGGTTTTGTAACCATATCAGACGATCCTGCATATACTTGTTTATAGTCTTCGTTAGTCATAGACTGTTTAGTCATTTCTAACATAGACTGAATATTTTCATCTTTTGCAAATTTAATGTTAGTTGCTTTTGGTTTTTGATTAGTAAGCATTTCATCTAAAGTTGCACTCTTACCTACGGACCATTTTTTTGGTTGATTCTTAGGTACTGCTGTCATTCCACCACCGGGGGTGCTGGCTACTTTTACTGCTTCGTTAAGGATGTCTTGTAACTCTTCCTTTACTGCAGCTCTTACTTCTTCTCGTATGATTTTTCTTAATTGATCGAGTTTCATATATATAAATAGTTAAGTTATGGAAGTTGGTTGTCTATTCTAAATTTAAGTTCATCTTTTAATATTTTTTCAGAGCTAGAAAAAGAATAAGGTCCTTTCAACACCGCCACTCCTCTTCTATCTAATGCTACAGCTCTTCTCCTTGGAGCTATAGATGGTGAGTTAGGGTCATTTTCTATTCTAATGGTATACTGTGTATTTCTGGTGTTAGTGTATAGTTCATCTGAGGTAGATTCCTTTACTCCTAATCCGGTTCCGTCGTATACTTTTTCTCTATCTTCTTTGCTCAATCCTATCCCTGTTCCTAAACCAGTTCCTGAGCTGTCATCGAAGCCGAAGAACCTATCCCAATACTGTCCTATACCAGGTGGACCTGCTATACCATCAGCTGTTGATGTATGATCTGTATTACAT